CCGCAGACGCCCCACTCGCCCCTCCGTCTTTAGTTATATGCAGTCGCTCTGTAGAAGTAAGAATAGTCCCTGTATCGCCAATCTGAACATCATAGTTCGTATCTATTCGCATTGCTTCTGTTAGTGTGTATGTTGAACCAGTCAAATTAGTTACATTAAACACTAACGGCTGTGGCGTTCCAACTGTGCCAAGAAATATAGACGAAATACTCACAGTTCCGTCTAATGCACTTGCCTCTAATTTCAGTGCTGACCCCGTCTGCAAGTTTACGTCTTCAGATAGGACTATCTGCGATTCCCCGCTATCTATCGTATATGGATGTATCCAAAATCCCGCTTCCTCTCCTGAAAATCGTGGCTCTAATACAAGGAAATTTTGGACAAGGTCGGTATTAGATAAGTTAATATAGGGATATAATTGCATTCGCCCTATATTAAATCCTCTATTATTAACAAGCCGTCCCCTTGCATCTACTTCACCAATTAGTGATGTTATGTCTTCGAGGGCGTATTCTAAATTCCTGAAATTAGCAACAAGTTTGCCGTCCCAATTATCTGTATCCTTAAATAACCTTATCGGTTCATTAGTTAATATTGTCATCTTCTTTTAGGTGATTTATATTCTTTAGGCTTGGGAGAAATAGCGCCCATCAACCGCCCAAATCGTTCCCCCGCAGATATATCTTCAGGCGTAGTAGCCATCATTACACTTCTACTTATACCTGGCATTACGCCTTCTATTAAAGCTTGTAATCGCAATGGCGACATCCCAACCTTGCCCGCCAACTCTCTAACCCACATTGGTGTCCATTCCCTATACTGCCGTTCTGCGGGTTTTCGCTGTAATCCGTAAGGAACTATTTCTCTTCCAGTAAATAATTTCTTATTTACGAGTTGTTCTATCAGAGGCACACTCCAGCCAGGTATAGGTGTAGGAATGCCAATATCTTCAGTAAGTTTTGCCTGCGTGCCTGGAATTTGCCCTAATATCGTATCTGCTATACGGAGCGCAGCTTTAGGGTCTCTATCATAAATATAGTCAAGTATATATGTTGGAATTGTGCCAAACATAGCACCAATCTCAAACAATTTAGGAATAAGTATAACTCTATCCCCAATATCAATCGTATAGTATCTTTGGCGGGCTATATTATTACGCCACGTAGGATTATCCCTATTAAGATACCATTCAATTACTGAAGGTGTAGTTATAAATGTAGCAGTAAGTAATGCAAACTTGCGAGGGTTTTCACCTATAAGGCGATATGCTCTGGACGCTCCCTGAACACCTGCGCCAAAAAATGGTATCAACGTTCCTATCTGCCGAGAAATCATACCCTCTCTTGCAAAATTAACGGTTACCTCTCTTGCCATTTGTGCGGCTCGCAGAGGGTTTATGCCCTTCTCTCTTGCCCTAACAAACTCATTAAACCTTGATAATAATTCCCCCTCTTTAACTAACTGCTCATAAAAATTAGCTAATGATTTTATCCCATATACTTTAGCGGGCTTCTTAAACTGAGCCCCTACCATTTTTTCTAATTCTTCACGTGAAGTAAAATCGTAAAATGTGCTACCCTTCATCCCTAATAACTCAAACTCATCAAGATACTTCATTACTTTAGGGTCTTTTATAATACGCTTAAACGTCGTTACAGCTGGAGAAATCAAATTACTGCCCGTCTTGGATGCAAACATCTGCATTGGAACATCCCTTGCTATATTCCGCACCGCCCAAAATGCAGGATTTCTTGTTATAGACCATTGCAATGCTTTAGTAAGAACATTAGAAAATTTAAGAACAGCGTTAAGCTGAATAGGAGTAAATGCCCTTAAACTTTGTGCTAATTCCTTACCAACTATATCATTAGGATTTAGAGCAAAAGTTACTGGGGTGCCGTCTACTTTAGTTCTGATTAGATATTGCTCTGCCTCTTGGGACTTTCTCTCCATTTTACCTGTAATTCTTCTTGCCCATCCCTGCCTAACCGCTTCCTCACCAATAAGCGACTTCATTGTATTATTCTCTATTAGCTTATTTATAATGTAACGTTTACGGGATATAGATGTAAATATATTGGCAATCTCCGTTTGTCCTGTTATACCTTTCAACTCATCTACAAATTTTAGTGAAACGTCATCTTCAAGCCCCTCAAATACCCTCTCAAGCGGAACATACCATTCGGGCTTATTCAGATTGCCCAACGTATCCTTATTGATTATTTTGGCGTCATATAAGTCCTGTATCATTGCCCTCTCATTTTTGCGAATCTCACGCAGATATGGTAAAATCTGTTGTGCCTCGCCATTTGCCTTCATTTCTTCTATAGTATTTAATGCTCGAGCTAACTCCTCTCTTACCGCTTTTTGTTTGAGCAACAACCTCTCATCCGCTGGCGTTTTCTTTAATTGTTCCTCTAACGACTTCAGCAATTCTGGGTTACGTTCCTGCATTGTCATTGCCTTTGCAAAGGCATCTGTCTTTACAAATAGCTTCTTTTTTTCAAGCCCCCTTATGATTTGTCCAAACGGCATACCGCCAATACGTTTAATATTGCCCGTTCTCATCAGTTCCGCATAAGAAATAAGCCCCTTCTCAAACTCCATTGCAGTAGTCCCAGCTACCTGCTTGGCAGTATAGAACCTTTCTGTAATCTTTTTACTTATATCACGAGGTAGTAATTTATCAAAATAGTGCAAGTTGTTTGTAGTATTAAATCTGAATTTATCCCACCCACTACTTTTTATAACAGGTATTTTCGCTTTACCTACACTTTCAATCGGCTGTATTGACAGCCCCACGCCAGCCATTTCTGGCTCTGGACGAAGAACATCCTTACCTTCTATTTTACCTATCACTGGCTCACCTTTTAACTCTGGTATCTTTATGGATGGTTTAGTTGGCAGTTTAGTAGCGGGAGGAAGAGGGAGCTTCACTTCACCCTTTAATCTATTATGCAATTTTGTTAAATATTCAGATGTTACATCAGTAAATTTAGCCCCATCCCACCGTTTTACAGAAACTATGTTATTAGCGTTGGCTGGCTTTGTAATAGTTTCACCTTTCGCTTCTCCTATATTATTAAATTCAACTAAAAACTTACCTTTTGAGGAAGTTATATACTGTGTAGCACTCCCAGGAGTAGGAGCAAAGCTATTAGCTCTCCCAGCAACCCCTCCTTTATATACAATCTCTCCCGAAATAACCTTATCAAGTTCTTTCTGTCCCATTCCACGCCAAGCCACCCCCTTTACAGATTGTAACTTTGGAGTATTGAAATAATTGGCATTTGGGGAAAACCCTGACTGCTGACTTACCTTACTATCTATAAATTCCTTTAATCCCCCAGAAACCTCTCCGATAGGTTCGGTAGGAATAGGAGGGGGTTGTCCCTCAACTTTCGCCGTAGTAACCTCTTTAGGTAGTGGAATTCCCTCTTGAGCAGTAATGGGCTTAATTTCTTTTATTATTTCCGCTATCCGTTCTGGTAATGGCTTTGTTTCAGATATTATCTGCTCCGTAGGTATTGGCATAGCTTCAGGTTTCTCTATCGGCTTAAATTCTGCCGTAGGTATTTCTCGTGCCATTGGACGACCAGCAACACCTTCCCTAAAAAATCTTTCCTTTGCCAACATTTCGGATAACTGCTGTGCTGTAAGTTTAGGTTTAGGGATAAGTTCAGATATTGGCTTTGTCCCAACCTCACCTATTACTTTACCCAATCCAGCTTTTAGTCCTATGCCTACTGGCTCTAAAACCTTACCAGCCCCATATAATTCCGCTAATTCTGGCAGAGTTTTGGGTATAACCCCTCTTGCCATAGTTCGCCACAATGCACCCCAAGTGCTACCCTTTTCAATCTGCTCTTCTGTGCCTTTTTCTAATGTTTCTGCTAATTTGCCAGTAACAGGTAAGGGTGTTTCTACGAATGGTTTTCCTGCTTCAGCTAATCTCATTGCTGTTCTTATCTGAGGCGCTACATAAGAAAGAGCATCCTGATAATCTTGCTCATTAGAAAAATCTTGCCGTTGTGGTATATATCCCCCTCTCGCTTTTGCGTGTTCTATTTCCCCTTTTCGTTTTGCCTCAATATTCTCAAGTGTCCTTTTGGCTAAATCCCTTAACTGTGATGTCCCTTCACCCGTTACATAAAATTGCTCCACATCTTTTTGCAGTTGTTCTTTATTGCCAGCATAAGGCGTTAAAATACCTAATTCTTTTACCCCACCCATTTCCTCTATCTTCCCCATCTCAGTAGCAAATTCTGGCGAAAGCATCTTCATTCTTTCAAACACTTCCGCTTTTGTTCGGATTGCTTCTTTCTTTAATTCAGGTGTAGGCACATCCATTTTAGGTTGCTCAAAAATCGGCTTCGGGATTGCTTCTTGCTTTGAAGGATATTTATTCTTAATCCGTTCCAATAAAGAACCGTCAGCTTTTTGCGGTATAGCTAATGGCGGTTGAGACGGCAAGGCGGGATACTTACGCTTAACACGTTCTAATAAAGTAGAAGAAGCAGTAGCAGTGTCATCCATTATCTACCTCCCACTCCCTGCTCTTGTCTTATAATTTCCCTTGCATCTTCATCACTATATCCCCGTTCTATAGTTAAATAATTGTATGCTTCAGTTATATCATCATCCCCATTTTGCGTAACTGCTGGCTGTCCAGTTTGTGCCAATAATTCTGTCTCTACTTTTGATAATGGATATTTCTCTATTATTCGCCGAGACCTCTCCATTCCCGTATCGGCGGGCGGGATTGGGCTACCCTCCCTACTAACTCCACCCGTTAGCGGATTCATTAGCATTATGTTTATTTCATTCCATAGAATTTCCCTTTCCTTATCATTAGTAGCCATATCAAACGCCTTCATCAATCCTTCTAACCTCGCCATTTTTGACAATTCATTAGATTTAGGGATTTGGCTACCTCTAAACTTTTCTCTCTCTAACTTTAACTGCTCCTGCTGATATGGACTTATCACTCCTTGCTGGGTTAATGCTCGGCTTTTAAGAGCAAGTTCCTCTTTCTGTAATGGTGTTATAGGATACATCATTTTCATATATTCTTCTGGATTTTCCCTATAATATTGCTGTATCGCATTTTGATACCTCTTTTCTCTTGTCCCCTCCAATTGCTGTCTGGTTTGTGCTAATAAATTACTTTCCTCTCCTTGAGATTTACGCAATACATCACCTACTGTCGCCAATCCCTGTAACAATGTCTCTACGCTTTTAGGTTCTTCTCTTTGTGGAAATGGAGATATATTTTCAGGCAGTGTAGTCGAAAATGAAGGTATCCCTTTAGGAAACTTTGTCGGGTCATACGAAATACCCTGGTATCTGCTCGGAACATATCCAGCAAAATTATTTGTCTGAACGAGACCCTTTTCTCGGTTCTGAATATTTATAATATTCGATAACGCCGAGGGCACAGTATCGGCAGTGGACGGCGGAGCAATACCCCCAATACCTAACTTCCCTAAATTCTCCATAGGGCCTTCTGTTTCGCCTGCTTCATACCATTGCTTTTGACCTCTACGTCCCAAGTAATTCCTAAAATCTATTGCCATATCATCATTCTCCTTAAAAAGCCGAACCAATAGAAGAACCAAGCCCAGCACCTGTAAATCCTGTTTCCATAGTATTACCTGCTGACATTCCTAACCCCGCACCAACAGGACCGCCTAACAGAAATCCCGCTGCACCTCCTAACAATGCGCCTATCCCGCCCCTCTTCTTACGACTGGCATTAGCCATCTTTCTTTGCCATTCCAATTCCGCAGCCGTGCTGCCTGCTTGGGCTCTCATAGCACCTATCAATCTGGCTATCCTGTCTCGCTCTCCTTGACTATAAAGATTCTTCATCCTCTGTCCCTGCAATCCCATTCTCTCTGCTACTCCGCCTTGCATACCGCCAGCGGCTACTCCCCTGCTTTCAAGATTTTGCTGTAAGTTTGCAATCGCCGCCTGCCGTGCCGCATCCGTTTCGTAACCTGACTGCTCAATACCACGAACTGACGCCTCACGTTCAGCCGTTTCAAGCGGCGCAAATACACGATTATAATACTGCGTAGGGTCTTGAAACCACTGACGTTTTAGCTTTCCTTTCTTGCTGCTTCCAAATAATCCCATAAAATTCTCCTATTCTTTTATTAAATCAAAATCAAATATTATACTATAAAGAGTAAAGCCACTCGATGCGCCCGTTATAGTTAAAGCTAAACTAAAATAATCGAATTGTTCCTCTGACGCATTACAAACTACTTCCCATTTCCGCACTCCTCTACTATCACCAATAACAGTATCGGCATTTTTTGAATACCCACTTGTCAATACCGCTGTAGCATTACTACGTTGAGCAGACGATTGAAAATCATAATATCTGTCAACAGTTAAAGTTCCGTTAGATGTAGCAAGCACCAAGAAGGTTATAGTTTTCATCTGAAGGCGACCATTAAACCCCTGAACTATAGGACGTAACCATCCTGTTCGCCATTTTGTAGATATTCCTGTTCCTGCCAATGTATTGCCACTGAATAGCTGGTATATTCCACCAGTATTACTGTGTGCAAAATACAATGCTCCCGTATCATCTACACCGCCGAATGCAGTGAAATGTGTAGCACCAACATTTTTATTTATACTCCACGAGTTAGTTTTCCATTCGTATATAAATAACCGATTGTTTTTAGAGGATGGCGTGTCGGCACTTGTCTCTATACTTACAATGTAAAGCCCTCTATATGTAATACCCACTGCATTTTGCATTCGATTAGTTGTTACATCATCCCAAATCGTAGGATTTATATCTTCCGATATACACCTCACGGTAGCGCCATCAAACCGATAAATCCCCGCCGATTTATTACGTGAAACGAAAAACATATAATCACTCACCGCCACACTGTCTCCACTGCAACATCCGTAAGCACTTTCGACAGGACGCAACCTAAAGTTAGATGGTGTGTAACCAGTAACGGTATAAATTTTATCATCCTTCATCACGATAAGCATATCTAAAAACACTGCAAGTCCCGTTATAGGAGTATTATTATCCCCTACACGCATAAAAAACGTATCAGGGAATATCTCTACGTTTGCTCCGTGAACCTCAGTATTAAGTGAACTGTCGCTAACTTCATCTCCAGCATTAGCAGAATAATATAGATATGACTGCCCTAAACGTGAACGTGCAGTAAAACACCTGTCTCTCCATATTGCAATATATTGCGTGGGAGGAGAAGTGCCATTATTATTAGGCGCTTCCCTCAACTCTAAACTTGCATCAGCAGTATTATCTGTATACGTTGTCGTAGTATCATCATTTATCGTTGCTACATAATACCATCTTGTTGCATCTACTGCCCTCGTTCTGTAAATATTCCTTGCAGTTACACCAGATATGCCATTGGACGTCCCCGTAGGAATATTACTTAAACTTCCCTGCTGGCTTGCCAATATTACAGTCGCAATTCCATTAGATGGCTTGGCTGTCGATTCCCTTGATGTATTACCCTCAAATATAAAACTAACCTTATAAGAATACGTTCCCGTCAATACCCCCGCCGCACCAACCGCTGCCGTCATAGGTTGAGAATATCTTGCCAATACGGCCGCACTCGCACCCCCACCCTCTAATGTCCCTAAAAAGTTATTGGCAGTGTCATATTTCCACTTAACAGTAATTGCGGACGTTGTCGATAATCCAAACCCTACATTCTTACCTGACTGCGTTGCACCAAATTTAGAATAAGCAATATATAATGCTAATTCTCCATCCCTATATACCTTAACGGAATTATTACCATCCTTCCATAACGAATAAATATGATAGCCATCGTTGTTTTTTAGAGGATATACGCTTGCCAATTCCACGAAATTGCTGTTAGACGGAGCGCCACTAAAATACCCAACTGACAATGCGTCATCATATATCGCCAACACGCATATCTTTGCACCATCATCTATAAACATAAACGCAGGCGCTCTCGTTGCTGTCTTATTTATACCACCAGAAGTAATACTAACATTAGCACTTATTCGTATAAATGACGTTCCCGAAACAGCAGAAGTATTTATTGTGTAATACGCTATCCCCGATGAACCTTGTGCTGTCGTTAAAATACTACTTGCTACGCTCTCTGTAGGCGTCCCTACTTTTGTCCACGCTGGCGTGGAATCCGCAGGTAATGCCGCTGCGGTGTAAGTAGATATAGCCGTCCCGTCATTAGAATACGGCTCTTGAAATCCCATCCGTCTAATAGATGATTGATTGCCCAATCCCTTAATAGTTTTTGGCACTATATCCTGCCCTACTGCAAACCTCAAATCATAAGCACCCGCAAACCTTTTCCTTGCTGTCCCCCCAACTGCAAGCGTTCCATTACTTCCTGAACTCGGATATAATGTTGCAGTTGCTTCATCCACAACGGTTAATTCCCTTATACCTGAACTCTCATAAAACCTATCAAGCCCAGTAATAGATGTTCCACTTGCATAAGATGTGGTAGCAAATCCACCGCCCTGCTTTAATGCACCCGCATCATCAAAATAGTCCACCTGTTCGCATACTATTGCTTCGTTCAGTTGCAATGCAGTGGCATTCTTTGCCGTCTTTAATCTGCCCTCAAAATTATCTATCTTAAATACTGGCATAATTTTCAATACTGGTCATCTTCGGCTACTTGCGATATGTGAACCCCGCCATACTTTATACGACGTTCGATAAATGTTGTTAGCTTCGCCATCCCGTCAGCATACATCTTTGCACAAAATTCTGCTCTATCCTTATTGGGAATTTTGCCAGCTATAATCATTGCCGCATACCATTCCATTACATAATGAAAATCCTCTGGGATACTTGACACAATGCTATAAACAGAGGTGGCGTCTGGCGTTGTTGACCAATTACTACTCACAGTTGCCAATCGAGTAGAGCTATTATAAGCAGATATTGTTCGCTCTTGCCCTACCCCCGTTCCTGAAATTATCCGTATCTTTTCCCCTACATATAAAGCAGGTGGATAAATAGTTAAACTGCCCGCCGTTATAGAGGACGAACTTGCAAATGTTATATTACTTGCTGTCCCGCTTACTGCCGTAGCATAGTGCATAGGCGCAAGCATACGTATATATGTTATCTGAATATTAGTAGCAACCGTAGAAGACGGGGCAGGAGACAATCCTAATATATTCCCTCTCAAAAAGCATCTTTCTACAAACGAAGCATTATACCACCAATTTCGTTCAGACCTTCTAATCGCCCATAATATCGTTTCTGGTGTAGTGTCGGTTCTTTCAATCAGGGTAATTTTACGGTCTTTTACAACATCTGGTAATGTATATTCCTCTTGGCTTGCTACAAATCCAAGCGAAGTATCTATTTCTTCAAAAAATGTCTCATCAGCGTCAACAATGGACTGATATAATATCCCCTGCGCCTCATTCAAATAGACAGCCACCTCACTATCATTATCTACCGCCCCTTGCGTTGAGGGCTGGTTTGCCTTGCGTCTTGCGTTTGTTATTAGTGTTTGTAAATCTGCCATTTTTTTTATTCTTTCTTTTAATATTCGTAGAAGTTGAGGGTATCGACATTGATACAAAAGGAACACGATTGCCAGATACCCCTAAAAATTCACGCCTATTATCATCAGCTATATCTTTACATACATTAGAAAAGTTTCTATCCTTTTTTTCCTTCTCCGCACCTTGTTCTCTTTTTACCCACTTAAACGGGTCGCCCCCCCGATTTATATACACCACCCGTTGAATACGTTCAACTTCCCCTTGCCATATAGGATACCTATTAAATGCCGTAAATATATAGGGCTTCTTAAATGCGGACATATCCCATACTTCCCAACGTTTACCAAAGTTATTCCACAGTAAATTAAAACTTGGGTCAATAGCCCGCAAGCCCGCCATAACGAAATCAGGCGGTATTCCCACGCCTGCGGGCAATTCCTTAACTCTATAAAGGTAACTATTTGGCATTGACATTGACATTGGTTGTATCCTTCGCTTTTACCTTTTCCAACTCTTTAGTCAGCCGTGCAATCTCCTTATCTTTTTCTGCTATAGGGTCAACCTTAGGAGGTTCGTTTACAGGAATACCCATCTCCTGTAATTTTCTCCACGCATCATAGAGGTAATTAAGTTCGTCTCTTTTCTTTACCATCGCTCTACGTTTCCCGTCTTCCCCATTTGTTGTAGCAAGGTCTATCTTTTCATTGAGGTCTGCTATATCTTTAGCGTATTCCTTCTCTCTATATTCAATCAGTTTTGCACGTTTGCGTAAATTCTTGATTTCATTTCCCGTCCTTACTTCCTCGCT